TCTACTTTACATCTGGTAACGAAACTGGTGACTTTAGAATTGGAACTGGATTGAGTATTAATCAGGCAACTGGTACTCTTGTGGGTAGAACATTTAGTAAATCTCTATTCTCATTAGTAACTCCGTTCTCATTGGCACTACAAATATAAAAAGAAAATAAAAAATAAAAAGAAATGGCAGAAGTTTTTGTACCCTTAAATCGGTTTCAGTCAGTAGTAACAGGATTGACTGGAGAGCCCGATGAAATTTATACAACACCAGCAGGTGTATCATCTATTGTGTTATCTTGTCAAATTACAAATAATAGTTTGGTAACACAACCTGTTACTATATTTGTAACATCAAACAAGGAAATACCTGTACCTGAATTTGGTAACATATATAGCGGTAGTGCTTTTGTTAGTTCTTCTATAAGTTTATTAAATTTTAGTGGAAGTTTTGCAAGTGCATCTTTATTATTAAATGCAAATAGACAATTTTTAAGAAAAGAAATAGCAGCATATACTCAAAATCAAAATAGTTTATCAGAAACTCCATTTACTTTTATATCCGATTACTTTGAACAAAATACTTTAGATGATGTAGATGCAATAAAGTATGATATAGTTAATAATACAACAATTAGAACAAATAAAGCAGCAAAAGCTTATTTTGATAAAAATGGTGTATCTGCAATTGATTCAACGGAATATTCGGCTTCAATATTTGCTTTAGATTACTTAAAAGTATTATCTAATCAAATTATAAAAAACCAATCAACAACTGGTTCTGCACTTTCACCATTATTATTTCAAAGTGGAGTTACTCAATCTGTATTGACAGGGTTTAACAACGGAACAAACGCTCAAATTTCAGCATCTATATATGTAGTTAATAGTTTAGTTGATGTTATTAAAAAAACAATCGAAGCTCCTGTTTTTGTAGAACAAGAAGCTGTGAGATTGGTGACGAACGTAACAATACCACCAGCAGATTCACTTTCACCGGTAGTTTCTGGTAAATTAGTATTAGAAGAAACATATGGATTCATTGTTTCTGGTTCAACTCAATTAACTGTGGTTCTTTCTTTGTTAGAAAGTGCAAACGAATAACGATATATATCTTCTATTAATATTTATAATTGATTTTTGATATTTATAAAAAAGCTGGAAAGTAACGCATGGCAATTAGTAATCTATTAACGGGTAGGGTAAGGGTAATTTCACCCAAAAATGTAACGGCAGACAGATATCAGTTCATTGATTTATCTCAAGTTGAACCGAATTTCGGTGTTCCAAATTTCTCTGCTTCACTTTCTGGTTCTCCGGCGATATTAGTATCGGATGACCAGGGTAATAGGGGATTTGTAAGAAGTTTAGATTTAGATAGAGCTACTGGTGCATTTACTGGCTCTTTTACCGGTTCTTTTACCGGCTCCTACTTTGGAGATGGTAGAAATTTATTTAATTTACCAGCAGCAACTTTTATAGCAAGTGGTTCGGCAACTGCATCTTTTGTAAGTGGAAATTTATTAGTTAACACAGATACTAGAATTCAAGGTAATTTAATAGTTGATGAATCTATTTTTGCTGAACAAATTATTGTAAATATAGTTTCATCATCAATAGTATTTTCATCAGGCTCAAATATATTTGGTAATGTAGACCAAAATATACAACAATTTACAGGATCTGTAAGAATACAAAGTGAATTAATTGGTAATAACATTACCGGTTCTTCATTTACTGGTTCATTTACTGGTTCATTTTTTGGAGATGCAAGAGATTTATTTAATTTACCACAAGCTACTAGATTAGCAAGTGGTAGTGTAACAGCATCGGTAGCACCAAATACTGGATTTGTAGTAACATCAATAGCCAGTGGTTCTAAATTTACTGGTTCACTTTTTGTAAGTGGTAATGTTGTAATACCATCTGGAAGTGGATTCTTTAGTGGTAGTGGTGAGGGATTATTTAATATTCCATTATCGGCACTTAATATTGATTCGCTAGTATCTACTAGAATAGCTAGTGGTTCTGCAACGGCATCAATCGCACCAAATACTGGGTTTGTTGTAAATACATTTTCAACATTTCAGTTTGGAGTATCCGCATCTATGTTTAGTGGTAGTGGTAGAGGATTATTTGATATCCCTCGTTCTGCATTAACTCCCGATGCTTTAATAGCAACATTGATAGCAACTGGAAGTGTAACTGCTTCGGTTAGTCCAAATGAAGGATTCAAAGTAATCTCATTGGCAAGTGGTTCACAATTTACAGGCTCTTTATTTGTGACCGGTGGTAATATAAGAGTGGCAACTGGTTCATTCTTTAGTGGTAGTGGTAGAGGACTTTTAGATATACCTCGTTCCGCATTAACTCCTGATGCATTATTGAGTACTTTAATATCAAGTGGTAGTGTAACTGCATCTGTAACTCCTGATTTTGGATTTAGAGTTCAATCAATTGATAGTGGTTCTCAATTCACAGGTTCACTTTTTGTAAGTGGTGCTAGAGGTATTGAACTTGCATCTGGTTCATCTTATTCCGGTAGTGGAAACAGATTATTTGATATACCAATATCGGCTCTTAGAGATTTAGACCTATCTAAGATATCGAGTGGTTCGGCAACAGCATCAATTTCTCCTAATAAGGGACTTGTAGTAAATACATTTTCTACATTTAGTGGAAGTATGATAATATCTGCATCGGCGGCGTATTATCCATCTGAATCTTTAGATAAAGTATTCAATGTAACAAATGATGATACAGCAGCGTATCGTTTTAATGGCGATACTGCAAATCAAAACCCAACAATAACATTAGTAAGGGGAGTAACCTATACGTTTAATATAAACGCATCCGGACATCCATTTTACATAAAAACAATAAGCTCAAATGGTACTGAAAATGCATACAATACCGGAGTAACAAATAATGGTGAAGATGTTGGAACAATAGAGTTTGCTGTACCATATGATGCACCATCAATATTATATTACAACTGCCAATATCACTTATCAATGGCGGGCACAATTAATGTAGTAGATGCTCTTTTACAAAGAAAACCAGAAGTTTTAATTATTGGAGATGTAGTTATAAGTGGTAGTTTAAACGTAACCCAACCGGCAATATTTAAATCAACGATAACCGCATCGATGTTTAGTGGTAGTGGTAAAGGTTTATTTGATATTCCAGAATCGGCATTATCATTTTCGCCATCTAGAATAGCAAGTGGAAGTATAACCGCATCAGTATCTCCTAATTTTGGATTAAAAGTAGAATCACCTTTGAGTGGTTCTCAATTTACTGGTAGTGTTGATATAAGTGGAAGTCTTAAAGCATTTAAAATTTTTACCAACGAAATAAGTGGCTCTGATATTAGTGGTTCGTTTCAAGGAGATGGTAGTAGATTAACAGGAATAATAGTAACTCCACAAGTAGCAACAAAAATAGTATCTGGATCTGTAACTGCATCGGTTTCTCCTGTTCAAGGATTTGTAGTAACATCAGTTGATGCTGGTTCTACTTTTGTTGGAAATTTATTTGTAAGTGGAAATATTTCAATTACATCTGGTTCATTTTATTCTGGTAGTGGTAGAAATTTGTTTGATATTCCAGAATCTGCTCTTTCATTTTCCCCAAATAAGATTGCATCTGGTAGTGTAACTGCATCCGTATCTCCTAACTTTGGATTTAGAGTTGAATCATTGGAAAGTGGTTCTCAATTTACTGGAAGTTTATTTATAAGTGGAGCTGGTATATTTTTAAATTCTGGTTCATTTAGTGGTAGTGGTAGAAATTTGTTTGATATACCAATATCGGCACTTTCTAATTTAGATACTTCAAAAATATTTAGTGGTAGTGTAACTGCATCGATTTCTCCAAATAAAGGATTTGAAGTATTTGCAAACACATCAAATTTCTCTGGCTCTATATCAGCATCAGTATTTAGTGGTAGTGGTAAAGGTTTATTTGATATACCACAATCCGCATTATCATCCGAAGTATTTAGAATATCAAGTGGTAGCACAACTGCATCCGTATCTCCTAACTTTGGATTTAGAGTACAATCTTTCGAAAGTGGTTCTGATTTTAGCGGAAGTATTAGAATTGATTCATCTTCATTCATATACGCACAAGGTACATTTTTAAGAAACATTCCTCGTAATGCATTGACAGAAGAGGCTTTAATATCTACTGAAATCAAAAGTGGTAGTGTAACAGCATCAGTATCCCCTAATTTTGGATTCAAAGTAATATCAGCTGAAAGTGGTTCACAATTTACGGGTTCATTATTTGTAACCGGTGGTTATATTAGAGTTGAAACTGGTTCATTCTTTAGTGGTAGTGGTGCTGGATTATCTGATATTCCAGAATCGGCATTATCATTTAAAATTAATAGAATTGCCAGTGGTAGTGTAACGGCATCAATCGCACCAAATACTGGATTAGTTGTAAATACATTTTCTACATTTAGTGGTAGTTTTATAGCATCATCATCTGCAAGACCAATACCAGGATACGATATAGATAAAGTGTTTATTGTAACAAATGAGGGTAGTGGTCTTTATAATATTAGTAACAGGTTAGTAAGTGGTTCAAACCCAAGATTAACATTAGTACGAAATTTAGAATATACGTTTAATATAAATGCAAATGGGCATCCATTTTGGATTAACGAAACACCTGGTACCGGTACTGAAAACTCATATGATACATGGGTAACCAATAATGGTGAAGATGTTGGTGTAGTAACATTCTTAGTATCCGGTAGTGCACCTAATACACTTTATTACAATTGTCAATTACATAGTTCTATGGCAGGTGTAATTGATGTAGTAGATGCATTATATGTTCCAGCTGAAATAAAATTAATTGGTGAAACAAAAGTAATTGGTAATGTTACGGCATCTATGTTTAGTGGTAGTGGTAAAGGTTTATTTGATATACCACAATCTGCAATATCTGGTGATACTGTTAGAATTGCTAGTGGTAGTGTAACTGCATCCGTATCTCCTAATCTTGGATTTAGAGTTACCTCATTTGTAAGTGGTTCTGATTTTAGTGGAAGTATTAGAATTGATTCATCTTCATTTATATACGCACAAGGTACGTTTTTAAGAAATATTCCTAGAGCAGCATTAACTGAAGATGCATTAGTATCTTCTGAAATTAAAAGTGGTAGTGTAACAGCTTCAGTTGCTCCAGATTTTGGATTCAAAGTAACAACTCCATTTACATCTTCTTTATCATTTGATAACGTATTCACTGTAACTAATGATGGAAGTGGTAATTATAATATTAGTAATAGATTAATAAGTGGTTCAAATCCTACAATTACATTACATAGAAATTATGAATATATTTTTAATGTAAATGCAAGTGGGCATCCATTTTGGATTAATTCGGCTAGTGCAATTGGTACTAATAATTCATATAATACCTGGGTTACTAATAATGGTGAAGATAATGGACAAATAATATTTTTAGTTTCTGGAAGTGCACCAAATACATTATATTATAATTGCCAATTGCATTCATCAATGGCGGGTACTATTAATGTAGTAGATGGTAATCCAAATTTTATATATAAAACTCAAATCGGGTCACGTTTAACGGGCTCGGTTGATATAAGTGGAAGTTTATTTATAAATGAAATTAGTGGTGGATTATTTTTAGCATCATCCTCAGTATATTATGGTGAGGGTACATTCCTAAGAAATATTCCTCGTTCTGCGTTAACAGAAGATGCACTTGTTAGTACGGAAATTAAATCCGGTTCAGTAACAGCTTCTGTAAGTCCAGATTTTGGGTTTAGAGTACAAACAAAAGCTACTGGTTCTCAAATAGGTTCTCAATTTACCGGTTCAATTAATGTTAGTGGTAGTGTTAAGGCGTTTGTATTTATAGGAGATGGTTCTCAATTAACCAATGTACAAGCCGCTGCAGCACCTTTAATAGCAAGTGGTTCGGCAACAGCATCAGTTCAAAGTGGAAACGCATTCATAGTAACAACCGCAGCAACGGGAAGTGGACAGAATGTACAATTTGGTTCTGTGTTTACTGGTTCGGTTGATATAAGTGGTAGTATCAAAGCTCAATTCATATTAGGTGATGGTAGTTTTATAACAAACGTACAAGCCGCAGCAGCACCATTCATTGGTAGTGGCTCGGCAACTGCATCGGTAGCAGATGGTGAAAGATTTGTAGTAACAACTTCTAAGACTGGTTCTTCTATTGGTTCTGAATTTACTGGTAGTGTTGAAGTTAGTGGAAGTGTAAAGGCTTTTTCATTCATAGGAGATGGTTCTCAATTAACAAATGTACAAGCATCAGCGGCACCTTTAATAGCAAGTGGTTCAGCAACGGCATCAGTTCAAAGTGGAATACAATTTATTGTAACAACAAAAGGTAATTTTTCACCAGTTGGTGCAAATTCTGGTTCATATTATGGTTCTATATTTACCGGTTCAGTTAACATTAGTGGTTCATTATCGGCATCTCGTTTTGATGGCGATGGTGGTGGATTATTTAACATCCCAGCATCGGCATTAGAAGATTTACAATTAGATAGAATACAATCGGGTTCTGGTAGAGCAATTATAGACCCGTTAAAATTAGATGTAAATGTACCAATAACAGCTGCATTATTTGTGGGTGATGGTGGTGGATTATTTAACATTCCTGCAAACGCATTACAAGACCTTAAATTAGATAGAGTTATATCTGGTTCGGTTGAAGGTGTGATATCTCCAAATAAAGGATTTGAAGTAAATACATCTGTAAGAATATTCTCTGGTTCATTAACTGTAAGTGGTTCAATATTTGTAAGTGGTGGTAACGTAATAGCTCAATCGGGTTCTCGTTTTGTTGGTGATGGTAGTGGATTAAATAATATCAACATAGCGAATCTAGCATTCGAAACATTCTTACTTAAATCGGGATCTGTAACGGCATCGATTTCACCTGATAAGGGATTTGTAGTTAATACATCTTCATTCTTTTATGGAGAAGTGTTTGTACAAGATAAAGCAAGATTCAGTAATGTAACAGCTAGTGGTATTATTAAATCTGAATTATTTACCGGTTCTTTTTTAGGTACATATAATTTTCAAGGAGTAGGACCTACTGCATCGGCAGAATATCAAATATTAAGATATAATGAAACTCAGGGTTATTTCATTCCACAACCGGAAACTTCATTAACTGAAACTGTATCATTTAACAATGTAAGTGATTTAACAATTGTACATAATTTGGATATTCGTTACCCAATGGTACAGGTATACGCTACTGGTTCTGAAGACCAAATTTTAGCTGGTACAATAAAATCAATTGATAATAATACAATACAAATTAAATTTGCTGGATTAACTTCTGGACATGCTGTAATTGGTAGTGGTGGTTCTTTGATAAGTGGTACAATCGGTGGAAATAGAGTTTTTGGTGAGGTTTTATCAGCATCATTTGCTAGAAAAGCTTTATTAGCGGATGCGGTGACTGGATTTGATTCGGCCTCATTGGTATCGTTATCCGCATCATTGGCAAACGCAAATGCGTATGTAAGAAATGACCAAACTTCCTCAATGAGTGTATTTAGTGCAGTGAGTTCATCTTATGCATTAACAGCCTCATACGCATTAAATGCAGGGCAGGGTAGTGGTACTGAATTGCGTATATATCAAACAAGTTCATTAGTAAAAGCACAAGTAGGAAAAATTCATTTTACTGGTTCTGGGGTTGATGTAATAGCATCTGGTTCAGATGGTGTATTAGTAAGGATATTAGGTGGTGGTACTGGTGGTACTGGTACTGGTGATTTACTCAGTTCACAAACTTCCTCAATGTTAGTTGGAACTGCTTCATTAGCATTTACCGCATCATACGCTCTTTACGCTTTAAATGCGGAAGGAGTAAATACGGCATCATTCTTACAAGTAAACAAAGATAGTAATATCAATGCATCTCTTACAATTAGTGGTAGTTTGGGTGTTAGTGGCAGTGTATTTTTAGGAAATTTAATATCCGGCTCAGCTGAAGATGTAGTTGTTTGGAATTCTGCAAGTAAAAGATTAGAAAGAAGAAATATAGCAGGTGTACAAGGTTCATCTGGTACATCTGGTGCATCGGGCACCGATGGTTCAGCAGGTACATCAGGTACATCAGGAACATCAGGTACATCTGGAACTTCGGGAACTAGTGGAGTAGATGGTACTTCTGGTACATCGGGAACTTCTGGTACTTCTGGAACCAGTGGTGTAGATGGAACTTCAGGAACATCAGGTACTTCAGGTACTTCAGGAACATCTGGAACATCTGGTACATCTGGCACATCCGGAACTTCTGGTTCTTCTGGTACATCCGGTACAACGGGTAGTGAGGGAACTTCAGGAACTTCTGGAACCAGTGGTACATCTGGAACATCCGGAAGTGGAGGTACATCAGGAACTTCTGGTACATCAGGAACATCAGGAACATCCGGAACATCTGGAACATCCGGAAGTGGAGGTACATCAGGAACTTCGGGTACATCAGGAACATCTGGTACATCAGGAACTTCCGGTACATCGGGAACTTCGGGAACCAGTGGAACATCCGGAAGTGGTGGTACATCGGGAACTAGTGGAACTTCTGGTAGTGGAGGTTCTTCTGGAACAAGTGGTAGTGGAGGTTCATCCGGAACTTCGGGAAGTAGTGGTACTTCGGGTACATCGGGTTCTGCGGGTAGTGGTGGTACTGCGGGAAGTAGTGGAACTTCTGGTAGTACGGGTACCGGTGGTTCATCCGGAACTTCTGGTACATCTGGAACATCAGGAACATCCGGTACAAGTGGCGGAAGTGGTTCATCGGGAACATCTGGTTCATCAGGAACATCTGGAACATCTGGAACTTCCGGTATAGATGGTACATCAGGTACTTCGGGAACTTCTGGTAGTAGTGGAGCTTCTGGTACTTCAGGAACTTCAGGAACATCTGGTACTTCAGGAACTTCAGGAACTTCGGGAACATCCGGAACGAATGGTTCTGATGGTACTTCGGGTACAAGTGGTACATCGGGAACTTCAGGAAGTGATGGTTCTTCTGGAACTTCTGGTACATCTGGAAGTTCAGGAACAAGCGGAACATCTGGAACTTCAGGAACATCTGGTTCAGATGGAACTTCAGGAACTTCAGGAACTTCGGGTACATCTGGTACTTCCGGTTCAAGTGGTACTTCCGGTTCAAGTGGTACATCTGCTACATCAGGAACTTCTGGTAGTGATGGTACATCGGGAACTTCTGGTACTTCTGGAACTGATGGTAGTGAAGGTACAAGTGGAACATCGGGAACTTCTGGTACAAGCGGTACGAGTGGTAGTGATGGCACAAGTGGCACATCAGGAACTTCTGGTACAAGCGGAATTGGAACTGATGGTACATCTGGTACTTCGGGAACTTCAGGCTCAGATGGTACATCGGGAACTTCTGGTAGTGATGGTACATCTGGAACATCGGGCACAAGTGGTACTAATGGTAGTGAAGGTACATCTGGCACGAGTGGTACATCCGGAATTAATGGCACAAGTGGAACTTCAGGAACTTCGGGAAGTGATGGTACAAGTGGAACTTCTGGTTCAAGTGGTACTAACGGAACCTCTGGTACATCTGGTACTTCTGGTATAGATGGAACTTCAGGAACTTCTGGTACTTCCGGTAGTGATGGAACTTCTGGTACTTCTGGTACTTCTGGTACTTCGGGAACATCTGGAACATCTGGAATAAATGGAACATTTTTCGGAAGTAGTGGTACATCAGGTATTGATGGCACATCGGGAACTTCTGGAAGTAGTGGCACATCGGGAACAAGTGGTGCATCTGGTAGTGATGGTACATCAGGTGTAAATGGCACATTCTTTGGTAGTAGTGGAACTTCTGGTATAAATGGAACTTCTGGAACTTCTGGCAGCAATGGAACTTCCGGTACATCTGGTGTATCTGGAACTGATGGGACAAGTGGTACATCGGGATTAAATGGAACTTTCTTTGGAAGTAGTGGAACTTCGGGTACATCTGGTTCAGATGGCACGAGTGGTACTTCCGGAACATCGGGAATATCAGGAACCGATGGAACAAGTGGTACATCCGGATTAAATGGTACGTTCTTTGGAAGTAGTGGTACTAGTGGTGAAAGTGGTACATCAGGAACTTCTGGAAGTAGTGGTACAAGTGGAACTTCTGGAATATCTGGTACATCCGGATTGGACGGAACTTTATTTGGTAGTAGTGGAACTTCTGGTATTGATGGAACATCAGGAACCAGTGGTGTAGATGGAACATCAGGCACATCAGGAACTTCCGGTATTTCTGGTACATCTGGATTAGATGGAACTTTATTTGGTAGTAGTGGAACATCGGGAACATCTGGTATATCGGGTACTAATGGCACATCGGGAACTTCTGGTTCATCGGGAACTTCTGGTATTTCTGGTACATCTGGATTAGATGGAACTTTATTTGGAAGTAGCGGTACAAGTGGAACTAGTGGCACATCTGGTACATCAGGAACATCTGGGACATCAGGAACTTCTGGTGTTTCTGGTTCTTCCGGAGTAAATGGAACTTTCTTTGGAAGTAGTGGAACTTCCGGTACAAGTGGTATTTCTGGAACTTCTGGTTCTTCGGCAACTGATGGAACATCAGGAACTTCAGGAATCTCTGGTACATCGGGATTAAATGGAACTTTCTTTGGAAGTAGTGGAACAAGTGGAACAAGTGGTATTTCTGGAACTTCTGGTTCTTCGGCAACCGATGGAACATCGGGTACTTCAGGAACTTCTGGTTCTTCTGGAGTAAATGGAACTTTCTTTGGAAGTAGTGGAACATCTGGAGCACAAGGAACTGGTGGTTCTGGTGGTTCATCCGGAACTTCTGGTACTAACGCACCAGGATTTAGTAGTGGTACATCTGGTACTTCAGGAATAAGCGGTAGTAATGGTAGTGCCGGTACGAGTGGTACAAACGCACCTGGATTTTCATCTGGTACTTCGGGAACATCTGGACAAACCGGAACATCTGGTACGAGTGGTACAAACGCTCCGGGTATTACATCTGGAACATCTGGAACATCTGGTGTAAATGGAAGTTCTGGTACATCTGCATTAGGTGTAACATCTGGAACATCTGGTACAAATGGATTTCCTTTATCGGGAGCTACTAATAATGGATTACTTACATATCAGGATGTTCCTACACAGGCAAATGTGGAAAGTAATTTAACATACGATGGTTCTACGTTAACAATAGTTGGTGATACGGCCCAAACAGGTAATATTACATTGACCGGTGGATTGGATGCCAGTACATATTTAGAAGCAACATCTTATAGAGAAATTTATAGTGATTTAGGAACGGGTGGAAGTTTTACAATAGATTGTTCAACTGCAAATAATTTTAGAAGACAATTTAATGGAGCGGCCACAATAACATTTAGTAATGTACCTGCTGGTAAAGCATTTGGATTTACTTTATTAACTGTAAATGCTGGAGGATATGTACTTACGTTCCCAGCATCAGTTAATTGGGCAGGTGGAATTCAACCTGGATTGACAACCTCTGGAGAAGATGTGTTAGTATTATACACATTCGATGGTGGAACAAGTTGGTATGGATTTGCAATAGCTAAAAATTTAAGTTAATATTATGGGAATAGCAAGAAGACTAGCAGAATCAGACGCATCACAATCATTTCCGTTTGTGTTTAAAGTTACAACAACAACGGCTAATACAGTATTTACGTGTCCACTTACCGATTTCGGCGGATTAACTCCGAATTTAGTTATTAATTGGGGAGATGGTTCATCATCACCAGTAATAACCGCATCAAATTCGGTAAATAGAGTACATACTTATGTTTCAGCCAATACATATATTGTTACAATAAGTGGAACTATGCCAGGATTTCAAGTTAATAATAATGCAGCTATTAGAAATCTTATAACTGAATTAGTACAATGGGGAACTGTTGGATTAAGGACTATAAACTTTTATGGATGTGTAAATCTAACAGCAATACCTGGTAGTACATCTTTAAGTGGTGTTGGTGGTTATACTGGACTAATTGATGTATTGAATTTTTCAAATTTTATGAATGGAACGCGTATAACTACAATACCATCTGATATATTTGATTATTCACCAAATGCAACAATATTTGCCAGTGCATTTGCTACAATATCTACTTTAACAACTGTACCATCGGGTTTATTTGATAATGTACCATCGGCAGTATCATTTGCATCATGCTTTTTTGCGTGTACGTCACTAACTAATGTACCATCAACCTTATTTGACCAAAATATCAATGTAACAACTTTTTCTAGTACGTTTAGAAATTGTAGAGCTTTGACAAACGTATTACAATTTACATTTAATACAAATGTATCAACGTTTACTCAAGTTTATAATATGAGTTCAACGTCAAACGCGCTTATAGGAAATGCTCCTGAAATATGGAATAGAGTTCCAACACCAGCCGGAACTGATGCATTTAACAATTGTACTGGTTTATCAAATTTTGCATCAATACCTTTAAACTTTAAATAATATGTATTTAAGAATTATAGATGAAGTAATAAATTACCCATACACACATCAGGATTTAAAAGCGGCTCATAGAAATATTATATTTCCTAATATCATTGATGAGCAAGTTATGATACAATTTAATTTGTATGAAGTTAGACAAACTCCAAAGCCAAACGATTATACAAAACATATTACCGAAGGGACACCAATACTAGTAGATGGTGTTTACTATCAAAATTGGGAACAAACTGATGCATCAATTTCTGAAATAAATGAAAGAATTGAAAATAAATGGTTTGAAATACGAGAAATTAGAAACGAACTATTAAGTGAATGTGATTGGACCCAACTATCCGATATTCCAACTGAAACAAAAGCAGAGTGGACAGAATATAGACAGTTATTACGAAATGTTACAACACAATCCAATCCTTTTTCTATTATCTGGCCTGCGAAACCTTAAAAGGAAATTATTTATATTTATACCTATAACAAAAGTATATAGATATAGATGATTATACATAGTCCAATATTTTCAGGTTCAATTTCACAAGCATCATCTGCTTACGCAAATTTAAGTGGTTCATTTACAGGTTCTTTTAAAGGAACTATTGATGTTCAGCAGGCAACATTTACTAATCTTATTGTAGCTAATAGCTTGGCAGTAAGTGGTTCTATAACAATGACCGGCTCGATGAATTTAACGGATGGTGGATATTTAGTAGACGGGGTTGATGTATTGGATTCATCTATTGCATTTGCAATAGCATTAGGATAAAAAAATAAAAAAAATGGCAAACGCATTTAAAAATAGTATAGCGGGTTCAATTGGAACAACAGGTGTGAAAATATATGAAACACCTGCGGCAACTTCAACAACTGTAATTGGGGTTGGTGTAGCAAATGTAAGCACAAATAATATATCAGTTAGTGTGATGGTTAGAGATACCTCAGCAAATAAATGTGTTTACGTTGTAAAAGATTCTTTAATTATACCCGGTAGTACTAATGTATTGGTTGGTGGTGAGCAAAAGTTAGTTTTAGAAAGTGGAGATTTTCTGTCAGTAACATCATCGTTAGCCAATTCAGCAGATGTAATTGTTTCGGTATTGGAAATAACATAAAAGTTGTAATTAATGGAATATTTAGGTGGTAACCCAAATGGTTTAAATCAACAAACTAAAGATAAAATTTCTTTATTTGTAAGTGGAAGTAGTGTAGCTAATTTTTCATCTCATTCAATCGATGTTGGTGCAAATTTTTCTGCTTCTGGAATACAAACACCTTTAATTGGGTCACCAACAAATTCGATTCAAATAAATTCTAATGTAAAAATTAGTGGTTCGATTACTTCTTCACTTTTTATTGGTGATGGTGGTGGTTTGTTTAATATTAATGCAGCGGCAATTGGTGATTTAGATAGATTGAAATCAGGTTCAGCAACCGCAATAATTTCTCCAAATAGAGGGTTAGTAGTTAATACTGATTTAACTGTAGCTGGAAAAATAAATACAACTGAATTATTCGCAACATATATTTCATCATCAATAATTTATGCAAGTGGAAGTAACAAATTTGGTGATGCACAAAATGATAAGCAAGAATTTACCGGAAGTGTTGGTATTACGGGTTCATTATCATTTGGAGTTGGCTCGTTAAAATCAGATATAACAACCGATGAAGTATTAGTTTATAATCCATCAACGGGTAAAATTGGTATAAAAACAGCAGCAGCAACTTCAGGAACTTCAGGAACATCTGGTACATCTGGTACCACCGGTTCGGAAGGAACATCTGGTACATCGGGTACTTCTGGAACATCTGGAACATCAGGAACTTCAGGAACATCTGGTAGTGGAGGAAGTAGTGGAACTAGTGGAACTTCTGGTACATCAGGAACTTCTGGTACATCAGGAACTTCGGGTACTTCCGGAACATCTGGTTCTGGAGGAACTTCGGGAACAAGTGGAACTTCGGGAACAAGTGGAACTGATGGAACTTCTGGTTCCGGAGGAACTTCGGGAACTTCAGGAACTTCAGGTACATCTGGTACCACCGGTTCATCAGGAACTTCAGGTACTTCGGGTACAAGTGGAACAAGTGGAACTTCAGGTTCAGATGGAAGTTCCGGTACATCGGGTACGTCTGGTTCACAAGGAAGTTCTGGTACATCTGGAACATCTGGTTCAACGGGAACTGCAGGTAGTTCGGGAATTAGCGGTACCGGTGGTAGTGGTGGTTCTTCTGGAACTTCAGGTGTAAGTGGTTCATCCGGAACTTCCGGAACATCAGGTTCTAGTGGTATAACAGGAGCTGGTGGAGGTACTGGTAGTGCGGGTAGTGGTGGAACATCCGGAACTTCAGGTACATCAGGTATCAATGGTACATCAGGTATCAATGGCACATCAGGAACATCGGGAACTTCTGGAGTAAGTGGAGCTGGTGGAGGAAGTGGTTCATCTGGTTCATCTGGAACAAGTGGTACATCGGGAACATCTGGTACATCGGGAACTTCAGGAACTTCAGGAACATCCGGGACAAGTGGTGCACAAGGTTCATCCGGTTCAAATGGTTCATCGGGAACTTCGGGAACAAGTGGAACATCTGGTATATCTGGTTCAAATGGAACTTCGGGAACAAGTGGTACATCCGGAATAAGTGGAGTACAAGGTTCATCAGGAACCTCTGGTACTTCCGGTACATCGGGTATAAATGGTAGTTCTGGTACATCCGGTATAAATGGTAGTTCTGGTACAAGTGGTACTTCTGGTACATCAGGAACTTCTGGAGCAAGTGGTTCGGCTGGTAGTTCTGGAACAAGTGGAACTTCTGGTACATCGGGAACTTCTGGTGCAAGTGGTTCTTCGGGTACTTCAGGAACATCAGGAACATCTGGTACTTCTGGTGCAAGCGGTTCATCGGGAACTTCAGGAACAAGCGGTACGTCAGGAACAAGTGGAACTTCAGGTGTAAGTGGTTCATCAGGTACATCGGGTACTTCGGGAACTTCAGGAACATCCGGAGTAAGTGGTTCATCGGGAACTTCAGGAACTTCAGGAACATCTGGAACTTCTGGTAGTAGAGGAACATCAGGGACATCAGGAACTTCAGGAACTTCAGGAACATCAGGAACATCAGGAACTTCTGGTACATCTGGTTCTTCTGGCACATCTGGATTATTATCATTGACAGGTACAACTGATAATGGTGTAATCACATTAAACGGAACTGCACCAAACGCAACCGTTGAAGCAAATTTAAGATTCGATGGTACTACATTAGCAGTGACTGGTAACGCTACAATTAGTGGTGACCTTACTGTAAGTGGTACTACAACATATATTAATACAACAACTTTAAATGTAGGTGATAATATCATCACATTAAACGCAGATATCGGAGCAGGAACTGCACCAACTGAAAACTCTGGTATAGAAGTTAAGAGAGGAAACGCAGCAACAAAACAATTTATTTGGGATGAGGGTAGTGATAGATGGTCATTTGATGATAACGTAAACGTAAGTGGTAACGTAGTTCTTAGTGGTACAATAGATACTGGACAGGGAGCAACTGAAGTTTACTTAATGAATCAAAATGTTCGTACAACTGATGCAGTAACATTTTCTACGGTAGATACTGGACAGGGAGCTAACGAATTGTACGCAATGAATCAAAATGTTCGTACAACTGATGCGGTAACATTTGCAACTGTTGATACTGGGCAAGGTGTAACTGAAGTTCACTTAATGAACCAAAACATTAGAACATCTGATTCACCATCATTCAATAGAATAACATCAACTGTAGCAACTGGTACAGCTCCATTATCAGTAACTTCAACAACTGTTGTTAGCAATCTTAACGCCGATTTATTAGATGGGCAAGAGGGTACTTACTATGACCAAAGACAATATACAAGAACAGATAACTACTTAGGTGGGTATTATACAAGTGGTGGTAGTGAAAAACCAAACAACGCTGTATTTGGGCCTGGTAAGTTTAAAGTTGCAATGTTAGGTAGTGCAAACTTAGGTTTTGGTGGTTCTTGGAATGATGTGTTATGGACAAGCACATATAGTGGTGGTGATGTAAAAAATAGTTTTGCAATTATAAGTGATAAGTACTCGGATAATGTTTTCATTTCAAAGCAAGCATATGATTCAGCAACATGGGGTACTGGTAGATTACTTCTTACTGATAATAACTACTCATCATACGCATTACCATTGAGTGGTGGAACTCTTACTGGATATTTGTACTTACGAAGAACGGACCCAACAATATATTTCCAAGATACGGACCATCGTTCAGCAATGATTCACGTAAACTCTAATATATTTTATGTATTAAGAGGTAGTGGAACTGATAGTACATCTTGGGCAACTGCAAACGGATATTGGCCAATGGAGTTAAGTTTGGAAACAAACGCAGCAACTTTTGGAGGTACTGGTACTTTTATTGGTAGTGTTACTGCGGATTCATTTATTGATAGAGATAGTACAGGATTTTTCTTAAATCCAGGTACAACAGCAACATCTTTAAGAATAGCAGGTGGTATAAAGCAAGATAACTTAGTAGGTAGACCTTACGCAGTTTGGGGAGCAACAGGAGCAACGGGAGCAGTAGTTATTAAATTCCCTGGCGGAACTGGTAACTATGGTATGATTCATGCTGAAATTGACATTTATGAATATAGTGGAAATGCGGCAGCAACTGTAATAGTTGGTGGGCATAACTGGAATGGTCAATGGTATAATATAAATGCAGAAGTAGTTGGACAAACTGATAAACCTGTAAGAGTTGGTGTTAAAGATGGTAGGTATTGTATCGTAATTGGTAATGGCTCATCATCTTGGTCTTATGGACAAGTTGTTTTAAGAAAAATACAAAATGGTGCGTATTATAGTGGAGTAATGGATGTTGCCGAAGGTTATTCGGTAGCAATTGAATCGGATTCATACTCAAACATATCAGGTGACCTTCGTAATTTAAGAACACCAGCTGCTTTCACCGCCGGCACTGCTGTATATTCACCAATTTATTATGATTCAAACAATAGTGCATATAGAGCAGATTTTACCGATAATGGTAATTCAATTGTTGCAGCTGGCTCATATAATGTTCAAAACTATAATAAACCTGGATTATTATTAAATTCATCTGGAACAACATCAGCTGGAGCAGCATTCGGTATGCAGCAAGTAACTGGTGAAGGATGGACTGGTATATTTGTTGATTATGAACCATATACAGGTTGGGGATTATATCATGATAATCCTAATAATTATTTTTTAATTACATCTGAAGGTTCAACTGGAGCAATTGGAGCAGGATATAGTGTACCATCTAGAGTAAGTGGTAATAGAACGGCATATACAAAAATATTATTAGACCAAAATAATGGTAATATAACTGCTGGAGGAGATTTATACTCATATAGATTTTACGATAGAGATAATACAGGATATTATTCAGACCCAGCTGGAACATCTAATTTACTTGGATTAAATGTAAATAGTACTCTTAATATGTACGCTCGTTCATATTACACTAACTATTTGGTAAGTCGTGATAGAGGTGGTTTAATGGGTGATTATAATGTTACCGGTACTGCTGATAAAGTAATTTGGACAATTGGAGAAAGCTGGCCATTGGGTAATATGTATGGATTGGCTTATGAATATGGAAGTGGATATGACCATCATTTGGCATTAAGAAACAATGGTTCAACCTACTCTCGTTTTGGATTTGCTGGTGGGGCATTTATAGGTGGTAATGTAACTTTCGGTGGAGATTTATACGCATATAGATTCTACGATAGAGATAACACAGCATATTATTCTGACCCAGCTGGAACAACTATTTACAACGTAATTACATCAAATACTCATAACGTAAATTATGGAAATTCATTTGTAGCACAAGGATATAATAACGCTGGTGGGTTTGCTATGAATAATGCATCTACCTATTGGGGATTAATGTGGAATTTTTCGGCAAATGATTGGAGATTGGGATATGGTGGTACTACTTCTCAAGTTGGTTGGAATTTAAGATGGGATAATGGTTCTACTGTTTGGGCAAATGGTTCGTTTAGAGCACCAATATTTTATGATAGTGATAATACTACATATTATTTAGACCCTAATGGTGGTTCTTATTTGAGAGGTAGATTAGAGGTAGCAGGTGGACATGGTAACTCATCTCTTAGAATTACTGCTATTGGTGGTGAAATGGGTACTGGTACACCATCTTATTTACAAATGTGGGTTTCTGAACCTGGTGTAACTTGGAACGATGGTGGTTTTGGATTTAACGTACAAAACGATGGTGGTTCTCCTTCTGGATTTGGTAGAATAAATACCGGACAGGGACAGGCTTATATGAGATTCAATACCGGTGGTAATACCTATTTCTACAATACAAACACCAGTGGTACTCGTTATACTACAATGGAGTGGTATTCGGATAGTACTGTTTACGCAAATAACTACTTAACTGGTGGTAACTCATTAAGAGCACCAATATTCTACGATTCAAATAATACTGGATATTATGTAGACCCTAATGGTACTGCTAGATTATCTTATGTAGTAGCAAATGGTGGTATCCGTATTGATGGAAATGAAAACCTTTACTTAGATAATAACTACGGACAATCTGTTGTGGGTGTTTATACATCTGTAAGATATCAGGGTGTATTCTCAATGGGTAATTCATATAAGCCAGCAATAGATGGTACATCTATGAATAACTTGTATGGAATTGCATGGTCACACCCAAATACAGGTGGACAAGCATCATATTTGAATGACCACGGTATGATTGTTGCTAACTACGGTACAACATTTGCAGCAATTTCTTCTAGAATTTGGGCAAGAGACCAAATGGATTCTCCAATTTATTATGATAGAGATACTGGTTATTATGGTAACTTTAATGGTGAAAGTAACTGGCAAGGATTAACAACTAGAGGCAAAGCTCAAATTGGATTAACTGGTAAAACGAATTGGAAAAGACCGGATATTACCGGTAATAGTGACTATTGGGTAGGTAGTATGGGTTGGGGGACAGAGGACTTTAACTGGGTAATGACATGGGGTAGTGGATTTTTTGATACATGGTCAAACCCTTCTAACCAACCATCCGGTACTTCACACTGGGTAGGTGTTCAAGCTTCTCACTACACTAATACATACAATAGTATGTATGGATGGCAGATGTGTGGTGGCCCGATAAGTAACTTAAGGTTTAGAAATTCTTGGCCAAATGCAAGTGGTTGGACAACTATTGCGATGCATGACCGTAATGATGGTAGTGGTGGTGGTTTATATGCGGGTGCATTTTATGATGCAAATGATTCGGGATATTACTTAGACCCTAACGGAGTAGATAATCAGGGATTAAGAATTAGAGGTGGTACATTACATGGGCCTAACTGGAGTTGGGGTAAATATTTACGAGTTGGTACTAATGGTAGAATTGATGGTAATGCATCTGTTGTAACTACAAATGGTAACTTACACTTAGATTGTGAAAATGGATATGAAACTTATATTAACCACTATTCTGGTAATAGAACATACACTTATGAATTAAGAAGTACATTCATCTATGATTATAATAATACTGGATATTATCTTAATATGGATGGTGTATCACAGCTTCACTATGTATTAGCAAATAACTGGTTTAGACCTCAAGGATGTACTGGTGTATATTGGGAGTCTTATGGTAGAGGTATCTGGTCTCCGGAATGTGAGGGTAACCCTTATGGAACAATCGCTACTTATGGTGGTGGTAGAAATGGATGGTTAGGATATGGTATTACGAGTAGATTTTGTTGGATGGGTAGAGGTGGAGATGTTGGATTGCATGATAACTCATATGGATGGATATATTACGCTCAAGGAGATGGTATATGGTATTTGAGATGGAGAGGTAACGATAGAATGTCTATTCAACCATATGGTATGTATGTGAACAACGATATTCGTTCTCCGATTTTCTATGACCACGATACTGGATATTATGGTGATTTTAATTCTACATCTCGATTTAACTATATTATCAATAACAACATATATTGTTATGATTGGATATTTGCACAAGGAAATATTATAGCATATTATTCGGATGAAAGATTAAAAACAAAAGTTGGTAACATTGAAAACGCATTAGAAAAAGTATCTCAATTAAATGGATTTTACTATGTAAATAATGAGCTAGCACATTCAGTAGGATATACTGATACCAAAGTACAATTAGGTTTGTCAGCTCAAGAAGTTCAAAGTATATTACCTGAAATCGTTCATTTGGCACCATTTGATATGGATATAGATGAAGATACTAAAGAAATAAAAGGTTCTAAGAGTGGTGAGAACTATTTAACAATTGATTATGATAAATTAGTTCCACTTTTGGTAGAGGCTATTAAAGAGCAACAAACTATTATTGAAAAGCAAAATAATGAAATTTCTGAAATTAAAGAAATGCTAAAAACTTTATTTAATGACAGATAATAATTATTTTTAAAAAACAACATATTTATATTATATAAACAAAACTAATTTATTATGGGATATACATACGAATGGAAATTAACAGGACTTAAAAAGCAAAATAGCACTAATTTAGAGGATGCTGTTGTTGGTGCAAATTGGAAAGTAATAGGTACAGATGCAGATGGTAATGAGGGTAGTTTTACCGGAGCAACGCCGTTCAGTATTACCACAATAAACACAGGTAGTTTTACAGCATATAATGAATTAACAGAAGTACAAGTTCTTGGTTGGATTAAAAACCACGTAAGTGGTTCAAATCTATCTACAAATTATTGGGAACATATAAATGGAGTAATTGAAAGAGAAATAAATGGTAAAAAATGGGTTAAGGTAGAAGTTTCTGAAATGGACCTACCGTGGTCACCAACATCTGGTAGTGTAACTCCATCTGTACCTGAAGTAGCTCCTATTTAATCAAAATACAAAAATATAATTGTAGATTGTAATATCGATTCTTAATAATTAATTTGTGTTTTGAATATTTTGTTTATATTTATATGAGTATTACTGTAAGTTATTACTAATACAAACTTAAAATACAAATCGAAGAAATAAAATGGCAGAAAGAATCGTATCACCTGGCGTATTCACAAGAGAAAATGACCTATCCTTCTTAGCTCAAGGAGTTGGAGAAATTGGAGCGGCATTTATAGGACCTTTTAAACAAGGACCTGCATTCGTTCCAACAATCGTAAGAACACAATCAGAGTTCGAAGATATCTTCGGTACTCCTGATGGAACTTATTATACCGAATACGCAGTACAAAATTATTTAAGAGAAGCTGGACAAGCAACAATCGTAAGAGTTGCCGGAATTGGTGGTTACTCACAGGCAGCACCTTTGGGTATATTAGCATCCGGTTCTCAAGGTAGAAAACTAGTTGGAGTTTTATATTCAACTAATTTTGGCGATGAAGGTGTTGGATTTTTAAATGCTTCTACTAACATTACAAGTAGTGCATCGGTATCCGGTTCATTTGTAATATCAGGACTAATTGGTTCTGGTTCTACAGCAACTAGTATATCAGCATCAATTTTTCAAGAAGCTACAAACGATATTTCTGACGTATTTGGTGAATCTCCATTCGGTGCTAAAGCAGCTTATGGATATTTGTATTTTGAAAGTGCATCATTAGGATTTAAAAATGATAGTGCTCTACAAGGTGTACAAATATACGAAGTTAATTTACCAACACAAGTATATGGTGATGCTAGTGAAGCAGAAACTCCAATAGTAGTATCTCAATTAATTAGTGGTGAAAGATATAACTTATTTAAATTCGAAACAATAGGACATGGTACATTATATAATACTAAATTTAAAGTTGGTATTTCTAATGTAAAAGCAGCTGGTGAAGATGGTTCAACTGATTATTCAACATTTACTGTAACCATTCGTTCATATAGTGATACTGATAAGAGAAAGAGTGTAGTTGAAACATATAATAACGTAAACTTAGACCCTGCATCTCCTAACTATATAGCTAGAAGAATTGGTGATAGAAAGTTAACAATTGATTCTAATGGAAAATTAACTGAAATTGGTGATTACTCAAATAAATCAAACAATGTAAGAGTAGTTGTACAAGATGCTAATTCTAATATCTTAGGACCAGGTTCTTATCCAATATCAGCAGCACCTTTTGGACACGCAGCATATGTGAATCCAATTAAAACAAATTCTACAACTGAAGCAAATTGGGTGCCTGCCGTAAATTACCAAACAGGTTCAGCAAACAACACATCATCATCTCCGGTTTATTTTTCTGGATTTGATTTTGAAGATGCATATAAAGCAATAGATAACAAACAATATTTAAAACCAATTCCTGATGGAGCAGTAGCTGGTGCTAACGTAGTATTCGCATTTGATTCACAACTATCATATGTAATGACTGGTTCGGCATCAACTGATATGGTTAAAAGACAATTTGTATTAGGATTCCAATATGGATTTGATGGTATGAACCCAACCGTAAGAAAAGCTAAGGCTGGTGATACTGATTGGGGAAATTCAAATACACAAGGATTCAATTGTTCAAACGCATCACAAAATGGTTCAATAGCATATACTAAAGCAATCAACGCAGTATCTAACCCTGATGAATATGATATCAATATGGTAGTAACTCCTGGTATTGTAAGAAGCCTTCACCCATCAGTTACTTCTAAAGCAATTGATATGGTTGAGGAAAGACAAGATTGTTTCTATATTGCTGATTTCAACGATTATGATGATACAATTACTGAAGCAACTGAACAAGCAAATTCAGTAGATTCAAACTATGTAGCAACTTACTATCCTTGGATGAAAACAATTGATAGTAACACAAATAAACTTACAACTGTTCCACCTTCTACATTGTTACCAGCGGTTTACGCTTCTAACGATAGATTGGCAGCTGAATGGTTTGCACCTGCGGGTTTGAATAGAGGTGGTATTACCGGAGCAGTTAGTGTATTGAATAGATTAACACACTCTGAAAGAGATACTCTATATGAGAACAAAGTAAACCCAATTGCGGCATTCCCTGGACAAGGTATTGTAGCATTTGGACAGAAAACATTGCAAGATAAGGCATCTGCTTTAGATAGAATCAATGTTAGAAGATTACTTATCAACTTGAAAAAATTCGTTGCATCAACATCTCGTTTCTTAGTATTCGAACAAAATACTTCGACAACTAGACAAAGATTCTTAAACACTGTGAACCCTTACTTAGAATCAGTACAACAAAGACAAGGACTTTATACCTTTAAAGTTGTAATGGATGAAAGTAACAACACACCTGATGTAATTGATAGAAACATATTAGCAGGACAAATTTTCTTACAACCGGCTAAGACAGCGGAATTTATCGTAATAGATTTCAACATCTTACCAACTGGAGCAAGTTT